GCTCTTTGTTCATGGTGGCAGCGGCCTCGCCTGCCTTGCCCAGAGACTCCATGAAGTTGCCGGTCTTGGTGGGGGCACCAAACGCGGCGGCCAGGCGAAAGTACATCTCGGCCTTGCTGGGGCCGGTTTCCTGGGGCTGCTTGATGGCGTCCTGCAAGAGCTTGTTGAAAGCCTCGGACTCTTTGGTCATCGTGGCGCGTGCGGCCTTGAGCTCTGCGCCGTAGTCGTCGTTTTGCGGGAAGTACTTACCCAGCATCGACAGGAGCTGCTGATTGCGGCCAGCGCCCTCCATGCCAGGGGGAAGCACAGGCGGCATAGTTTCCTGCGCAACGGCGGCAACCGGTGCGGCGACCGGTGCTGCAACGATGGGGGCCTCGGCCACGGGCAGGCGGACGCCGGGCGCTGTGCCCGTTTCGCCAAGTTCGTAGTTTGAGGCCAGGTCGTAGATCGATGGCATGTGAGCCTCCAAAAATTAACCGCCGAGCAGATTGCTCAGGCCGGCAGATGCGGACAAGCCGGTCGCCAGCTGCTGCAGCGGCGATGCCGAATAAGTTGCGCCCGTGCTCGTGGTGCCCTGCGAGGTCGAGGACTGCACGTTGGGAGCCATGCCGCGCACTTGAGTGGACAACCAGTCGAGCTGCGACTTGGGGTATTGCTGCTCGAGCAAGTACTGCTGGTACTTTGAATCAGCCTCGCGCTGAGCAATTTGCTGCTGCGACATGCCAGCGGCCTCCAGTGCGGCGACGTCTTGCGTGCGCATCTGTTGGCCTTGCTGAGCCATGGCAGCCATTTGCTGCAGGGTCGATTGCTGGCGCTGCAGATCTGCACCAGTGAGCTGCCCGGCCTGAGCACCCATAGATGCAAGCAACTGCTGCTGCTGACCAGTGAGCGAGCCGGTTTGCTGGGCCGCGCTCAAAAGCGCCTGCTGCTGAGACTGCGTGAGGCCACCAAGCTGCGTGCCCACGCCACCCAAAGCCTGGGCGCGTGCGATTTCTTGCTGCGCTGCTTGTTGCTGGGCAGAGGTAAGGGCCTGGCCGCCAGACAGGATAGCCTGCTGCTGGGCGGTACCAAGGCCGCCAGCGGTCGATGCCAGCTGAGCCTGACGAGCGGATTCTTGCTGGGCGGCGGACAGGGCTTGGCCGTATCCTGCCTGCAATGCCTGAGACTGCTGGCCAAGAACGGACTCTTGCGTGTCGCGCAGGGCACGGCTGCCAAACTCGCCCATGCGCGTGCCGCCGAATTGGCCCGCACGAATAAACGAGTCCGATACCGCAGGCAGCAAGTTTTCCGACAGGTTGCGAGCCCCAAGCCTGGCGATCTGGTTGGTGACCGACTCGGTGTAAGGGTTGAAGAACTGCCCAATATCCTGTGCAGATGTTTGCGCAGCCTGTTGCATATACGGAGCGGCAGCGGTCAGGCCTGAGCCCTCAAGGCTGGCCTGCACATAAGGCGACAGCGTGCGTGCACCGGTACTGGTGTCAACGCCTGCCAGGGCGGCGGCTTGCTGGTTTAAAAACGGCTGAGCCGCGCCAACGCCGGTTGTGCCTGTGGCCTGCGTGATCAAGCCTTGGGCGGCCTGCAGCGGGCTCATGCCTGCGGCCTGCGTCATGTACGGCGTGGCTGCCGACATGGCTCCAGGCGCGGCGGAGAGCTTTTCGAGGCCGGTTTGGGCTTGCTCAAACGCAGGCTTCCACGCGCCCTGATTGGCGGTGACGGCATCGTAGGCCTGCTGTTGCTGCGGTTTTGCACCAGCTACCAGCGTCCCGCCATAAGGCGTGAACGGGGTGTTGGCCACATTGGTGGCCTGGTAAATTTGGTTGTAAATCGCATCTTGCAGCCACTTCGGTGTCTCGGTGGTGCTGGTGACGTAGGACGTCGCTTTTTGGGGGTCACCCTGAAACAAGCTGGCCATATTAAGCGCCTTTCAGATATGCCAACGGCGATTTGGCGTTCGCGCTGAACTTGCCCCGGACCATCGATTTGCCTTTGTGTTCACGGATTTTAGCCCGCATCCGGTCCAGCTGGCGAGCCCCGGCGTCTGTGGAGCCGTCGCCCAGCAGCGCCACGGTCTCGGCGTCCATCACGTACTCGCCGTCCGAGAGGCGCGCAGGGATGGTGTCATCGCGGCCAGATCCGCCGCCACGGGCCAGACGGGTCAAAGCGCCGCCACGGGCCCGATTCTGAGTGGGCTCTTCTGGGTTGTCGTACATACCGCCGCCGACCTTGTCCCAGTTGCGGGCGATGTAGCTGCCAACAGGCAGGCCCTGCATCTTGGCCGCAGCGCTGAGAGTGTCCCAATTCCAGGTGCGCATCGGGCGGTTGAAGTACTCCTGCTGCTCGGGCGTCATGCCGGCCACGACCTGCTGCACTTCCTCTGGCGTGTTGGCCGAGCCAAACAGCGAGAGCAGCGGCAGCATGCTGGCCGCAGTGCCCAGGCCGCTTGTGCCCATCTTGTTGCCAGCGCCAGCGGCGGGCTTGGTTGCCAAAGGCATCGCGGCCTCTGTTTGCGCCGCAATCGTGTTGAGCGGCGAGGCCTTGATGCCTGTGCCGGTGTAGGGCTCAGCCGATGCCGTATCCACTGTTGCGGGGCCAGCCAGCGAGTAATCGGGCGTGAAACTGTCAGGGCCCGTGAAGGTCGGAGTGCTGCCGCCGGTCAGGCTGTAATTTGTGCTCAGGCCCATCTCTGGCACGCTGGATGTGTTCAGCGTTGGCACCTTCAAGCCCTCGATCACCAGGTCGGATGGAGGCTTCAAGCCCAAGCCGCCAGTCTCGGCAGGCGTGATGTCGTAGATCGATTTCGGCTCGGGTGCCGATGGTGCAGCATAAGCAGCGGCCAAGCCCGACAGTGCGCCTTGCGTGAGCGCCTGCTTGGGGTCAGCGCCCATGGTCAGCGCGTTGCCAAACTGCTGGCCTGCGGTCTGCAAACCAGCGCCGAGCTTGCCCTCGATGCCACTTGCGGCACCGCCAAGCGTGCTGCCTGCATAGCCGCCGACGCCGCCCTGCACCGCGCCCGTCAAAAAATCACCGCCAGTGGCTGCGCTTTGTGCGCCGCCAATCAGGGAGCTGCCCAGCACGTTTTGCGCCGTGTTGCTCAGCGTCATACCTGTGGCGTCGCCAATCGCGCTGCCCAAAGCACTGCCAGCGCCAGCGCCCAGAGCGCCACCGATCGCTCCCTTGAGCGCGTTGCCACCAGCCGCAGCTGATGACAGGCCGCCAATCGCTGCGCTGCCCAGCATGCTGGCCGCAGTGCCTGTGGCACCCAGGGCGCTACCAATTGCGGTACCGAGGCCAGGGGCCACAAAGCTCAGGATGATGGGCAAAACAGGGGCAACGGCTTTAAAAACTTTCTTCAGCGCTTTCTTCAGGCTCCAAAACTCTGGAAGGCCCGTTTGAGGGTTGATCGTGCCGGAACCGCCGCGAGCACGAAGCAGGCGGGCCTCTTCTGGCGTGATGTGGGCCAGCATGGTGTCGCCGTAGCGGCCCATGCGCGCAATCTGGTTCAAACCCCCGCGAGCAAAACGGGGCATGTTTTCGGACTGCATCTGACCCTGCACCACCTTGAGCGCAATCAGCAAAACAGTCAGCAGCATCTCGTCAAACTGCTCGGGGAGGTCTTCCTCGTCGATCAGGTTTGACTGAATCATGGCCAGTCGCGTTTGTGCATAGCTGGCCGGGTTTTGAATCGTGCTTTCGAGAATCTGAACGAGCTGATCTACAGCCTCGGGCGAGACGTCCTCGTCGTTCATGATCTCCTGGATGGCCTCACCAACAGCCTGCATGGCTTCGGGGTTGCTTTGGATCAGGTTCAAAATTTCTTGATTCATGATAGTGCTCCAACAAGCCTCTCGGCCCATTCTCTCCAGTCGGTAAATCCGTAAGGAATCGGCAAGTTACGGCCGATCGTTGTGTTGTTCAAAAACTGCATGCCCCAGTCCTGCCAGCGCTCCGGGTCCTGCAGCCGCCCAAAGGAGCCGTAGGCATCGAGGTCGATGATGACCTGCGACGACCAGTCGAGCAGCTCCATTCCTGTGGGCAGCGTGATGATCATCCCAGCACCGTCCTGTCGCCTGGCTCAATGTGCGCAATGATCTGGCCCATCTGGTAGTCGCCGTACAGAGCGTTGGACTCAAAGCGGGCACGCAACTCGCGGCGCTGTTCCTTGAGCATCACGATCTGCTCAAACGGCTGGTCGGCCTGCTCTGGGAACGTGAAAATTGAGCTCGTCACCTCGGGTGCGCGTGCGTTGGCCCGGCCCGTGATTTGCACGGTCATGGGGCCCTTTTGCACAAAGTCCGGCTCGATGGTGCTGATGCGCAGATAGCCGTCTTGGCCCTGCACGATCGAGGACAGGTCGGCGGTCTCAAAGAACGACTGGATGGGCGCAGCCAGCGTGCCGTCGATCTCGTCCACGCCCTGCTCATGCACCCAAGTGCGGTAGCCGCTGGCCGTTGGGACGGCATCCACCAGGATGGGAGCCATGAAGGCGTTGTTGTAGCCACCGGCAGAGCGGCCCGATGCGGGCAAAACCGTGTCGTACCAGGTGTTCTCGCGCACGTTGTAGATCACGGCATGCGTGCATTCGGTGGCGTCGCCCTTGGGGTACGCCCACCAGATTTCACCAAAACGCGGAACCTTCCAGGCAAACACCTTGCTGTGCTGCTGGGGGTTCAGGCCTTCGAGGAAGTAGTTGATGTTCATCTGGTTGGGCACATCGCGCACCACGCCGTTGAACATGAAGAAGCGGTCCACGCCAGCCCAGTAGAAAACGCCGTCGTAATCCACCACTGAGTCGGCGGACAGGATGGATGTGTCGGTGGCGATCGTGTCGAACTGAAACACCGTAGGGCCGCCCGTGAAGGTGGCACGAATCACCGCATCGTAGGCCCAGAAGATTCCGGCAGGAGCTGAGCCAGCGCCTGCGCGAAGGGGCATGCCCTTGACGATCTTTTGGCTCCACACCCGGGCGATGCCAGAGCCTGAGCCGGTCAGGTCGGTGGGCTCACCAGCCACGGACCAACCGATGATGCCAGCGGTGCCGTAGTAAAACAGGTATGGGTGCAGCGCCACGATGCCGCCGGTGGCGTTGGCCCCGGCGGGGAGTTGCACGCTTTTCAGGGGCGCGGTGCCCAGCAGGTCGCCGTAGAAGATTTGGCCACCCACATCGTTGCAAAGGCAGCGACCGTTGGGCGAGACGTGGGCGAGCAGCGCGTTGTACTGCGTGGACGAGTCGAACACCGCCTGAAACATCCAGCGGTTGGCATCCGAGGCCGCAAGCGCGTCAGAGCCGCCCACCATGTCGGTGTCGGTGGCTGTGATCGTGGTTGTGGCTGCAGCGACCACATAGCCGTTGGTGGCTAAGCCAGCCGTGGATGCGGTGATGGTGATCACAGGGCCCACAGCCACAGCGCTGTAATTTGGCACCGACACATGCAGGTTGATGTTTGTCGCCACAGCCGCTGCCGTGGTGGCCAGGTCCACCGTAAACGCCACGCCGCCGGACATGATCTGCACGCCGTTGACCGTGATGCCGTCCACAGAGCCGGACGCGCCGCCCGTGAGCGTCACTGTTCCCGTTGCAGCCACAGCCACAGGGGTGCGGGTGGAAACCAGACTGGAGTTCTTGCTGGCGTCGATCGTGAAGCGCTCCAGCGTGCCGGGGCCACCGCTGTGGCAGTATTGCAACAGTTGTTGCGTGAAGCTCATAAAGCCACGCGAAATCTCGGTGAGGTACTTGGAGATCGAGCGGTAGCCGCCAATCTTGCGCGGCAGGCCACGCTGAAACCGCACCCACTGTCCGTCGACGTAGAAGTCGCCTTCGAACTTGGTGCCGTCGCGTTTAATGCCCGGCTGCGAGCGCAGGATTTGCGTTGGCATCAGAACGTCCCGCCCACCACAACGCCAGAGGGCGCAATGCCAAGAGCCGCATAAGCCGCCGGTCCGTCAGCCGCCGTAAACACCGCGTCGCCTACAGCCGAGGCACCCAAGTTGATGCGGGCCGCGCCAGCGGTCGTCGCGCCGGTACCGCCGTCGGACACTTGGATGGGCACGGCCAGGCCGCCCGTGTCGGCGTTGACCACATCGGTGCCGTCGCAGTACAAGATGGAGCGCGAGCCGGACGCGACCAAGACGCCCGCCCCCGTGGAGGTCTTGACCGTAAAGTTATAGGGGCCCGTGGTCTCGTTGTTGACCCAGTACTGCTGCACCGTTGCTGGAACGATGATCACGCGGTTGCCCGTCAGCGTTCCCGTGAATCCGTAGGCGATGCGGTTGAGCTCCGTGCCGGTCAGGGTGTAGTTGCCCGAGCCTGCCACGTTGATCGAGGTGTAGTCGAAGGCGAAGGTCGCAGACTGGCCAAAGCCGATCGTGAAGTAACTGGTGCCGTCCGAGACGATGATTGCCGACTCGCCAGGCTGGAAGGACAACGTAGGGCCGTTGTCGATCAGCACGGTACCGGTTGGGTCCGCCACGATCGCACCAGACCCAGAGTTGCGCAGGTAGCAAAACCAGTTGTTGCCCACGACCGTTGGAGCAGGCAGCGTCAGCGTGCCGCCAGCGCCGGTCCAGACAAACATCCGGGCGCGGTCTTGATCGCCTGCCGTGTAGTTGCTGTTGAACTCGGTGACGGGCACCGACTGAGCGAGCAGCGTGCCGGTGGCCACGATGCCGTTGCCAGCGAGCGACGAAGCGTTTACCTGCGAGGTCGATGCGCCGTACTGCAGCGCCACCCACGAGCCCGCCGCCGTGCTGTTGTTTGTGAGGTAGACCTGCCAGAGCGTGCCCGAGGCGATGCTGACAACCTGGACGCCGTCTGCACGCTTGACCGTGAACGTCGACGCGCCACGGTTGTTGAACAGGATGGTCTGGCCGGTACCGGTTTTATTGGCCGCTGGCAGCGTGATGGACAGGCCTGCAGACGCCGGGGTGACGTCCATGATCTTGGTGGCCAGGTTTGAGCTGGTCGAGGTCTCGTCGGGCCAGCTCAGCGTAATGTCGGCGGCAAGCGCAATCGAGCTGTAGTCGATCTCGCTGGGGTAGATGTTTGCGCCGCCAAAAACGTCGGTGTATGTGGTCATGCTTCAGTCCTTTGGGCGCTGCGGTCCATGATTTTCTTGAGGTCCTCGCCGTTGAGCGCCTGGGCCGCACGGTCGTACATCTGCTGCCAGGTGCCGATGCGCTCGTCCTTCTTCAAGAACGGCGTGGCCTCAAGCAGCGTGGCGTACAGCAGCAGGTCGGGCGCGTATTCGGTGAGCCAGTTGGTCTGGAAGTCCTCGCCCAAAAAGCGCGGCTGCTCGTAGTAGACCACCTCCAGCGTGCTCGCGGCAACCGGTGTGGGCGTGATCAGCCAGTGGTTGTAGTCGTAGTCGGCGTAAAACTGCGGTGCGCCGGTTTCGGCCTCGTCGGGCCAGTAGTTGCGGCAGTACTCGTAGGAGCGCGCAAAGATCGGAGTGCCGTCAACGGTCATGCTCACCGTGTCGCGCCAGCGGTCGGGCTTGCGATAGGTGGCCACGCCAATTTGTAGGGGAGTTTGGACGGCGCGGATGAAGCCTTGAATCTTCAGCTCACGCGAGATGCGGCGCTCGCCCAGCGTGATCAGGCGCGGCAGTTGCTCGTAGACAATCTGGTCGCTCTCAGCGGTGAAACCCCGCTCAAGGTAGCGGCGCACATCTTCGAGCAGGCTGCTGTACGTCATCGTGTACATGGGGACTCCAGTAGGGTGTGAAGCCGCTGGTCCAGCAGGCGCTGTGTTGCGGAATTATAGGCTGGGCGGCCGCCAGGAGGCAAACAGGAGATCACCGCGCCACACCCTTGGTTTTCTCGAACGACCGCATGCCAGCGATGCCCAGGATGCCGGAGAGGATCACCCACAGGGCGTCTGTGTCGAGCATGGGCGGTGGCGTCATGCCGGCCGGCAGGTGGCCCCTGGCCTGCGC